CAGAAAATGTTATTCCAGTTGAGTTCAAGGTTACTGCCATTTTTTATACCTCTATTCTTTTGACTGTTGAAAATTTGTTTTCTTGATAACATTCATCAAACAAATCTTTTATTTTATTTATCTGTTTATTTTTTTCCATAATAAACTTACAAAAACTTTGTTTCATAATGTAAAGCGATAAATCTGAAGTATAAACTAAATCATACTGTGCGAATTCTTTAAAGAAACTTTCAAGATCAAAATCATCATCAGTGGTCACATCTTGATTCATACAAAATAAAATTTCGCTTTCCCCATTAATAAAATTTTCCCAACAAAGTAAATGGTTAGAAATAGTGTTTTGAGTAAAAGAAAACTCCACACTATGTTTTGATAAATCTTTAACTGTTTTGATAACAGGAAGAGAAAATAATTTTTCCTTATAAAACTCTTCCGATGTTTCATCAGCATCAATACACCCATCCACAAAATCTTCAACTATAAAATATTTTTCGTCTATAAAAATATTAATTACATTAAAACTAGGCATCATATTATCACATCCTAACAGTATCTAAACAACGACATCTCCATGATATCTACATGTCCACATCGTTAAACTATACTTTACTCCAGACTTTAATGGTAAGCACTCATGTCCATGAGTCACCATGCCCGGAAATAAAATGCATCGACCAACAGCAACATCTTTATTTGATATTCCTTGGCGATGATAAACGAGTTCAGCACCTTCATAATCATCATTTAATTTGACTGAACCTGTGACTAGACTAGCGTCATTGTGATAAGCAAGACTCACTTGGGTATCCATAGCATATCTCATAACAAATGCATCTCTCAGACCATACATTTCCATAGGTGACCAATATTCTTCTACAATTGGGTATATATGTTTTTCCCAATGTTTTTCAAGTTCATCCCAAAATCCAAGTTCTTTCATTCTAATTTCTTGAGCAGGGAATTTATCATATGATAAACTACCCCAACCCCCATGACGATCTGCAATATCGATCAAATCTTCGCACTGTGCTTGCGTCATAAAATCGACAACAAGCATATCCTTCTCTATTACATCATATTTATAATTTGAGGGTATCCACAAAGACGGTGCTTTTGGATAAAATTGATTATAGAGTCGATCAAATGTTTCTTTTGCATCGTCTCCACCGTTGCCGTGGTAGATGCAACCGAATGTATTTGTGATTGGGTTGAACAACTGATTGCCATACTTCTGCATTTGAGGTTCATTTGTTTGGAAAATGTAACCCTCATAGTCTAAAATCATGTCAAACTGATTTGACAAAAACCGTTGCGTGTAGTATAGTTGATCATCGTCATGATGCTCAAACCCATCTTGAGATTCGTTTAGAATCTTCTTTAGTTCTCCCACTTCTGCAATAAAAGTTCCACTGTTCAGATACCGATAAGGTGTCTCTGATGGGGGGTATTGATTGGCAAGTGATGAGTCTGGATAGCACTCCGACTCTGCTGAGAACACTGCTCGTGAGTTGAATCCAATGTATCGACGAACAATGCTTTCTAAATTATCTGCATAGAAAACATCGTATGCATCTGTGAATAAAACGACATCATGATCTGGCAAGGACTTGATATATTCTCTGAGCAAGTTGATCTTCATCCCACCGCCCGGTCCAGACATATCAGTTCCTTTCCAATCAACATTCTCTCCAATGTTTTTTGGATGGATACCGCATAGCATACTCGACGTATTCACTTGAACACATCTCTTTCGATCAGTTCCAATTGTAATCGGATGCACATTGAAATCGATGAACCATTCTTCTTCTGATGATGGTTCAATGTCTGAACTCAGTTTTGAACGATTTTCTTGATCTGCCAAGTTGTGTTTGAACGCGACAGCATTTAACTGGGGCAGTACATGAGGTAAGAACTCATCCACTGGAATTATTTGCTTGAGAATACCAGAACTCAATAGAAAAGACGCACACTTAGGTGTGATCACATACGCAGTCATATTGTATGGATACGCAGGTTTCTCTATCGTGTCATTGATTGATACTGTGTTCTCTGGTTCGTTTTCATTACGAGACAGATAGATGAAATCGTATTCCTTTGCCAGAGACTCAATGTATTCTTCGTCTAACTCACCGACGATTGCATCATCTTCAAATACCATAATCGGTTCGTTGAGATTCTTACATGCTGTCCATGCTCGTGCGTGTGAGAGAAAACATCCTATCTCACCGCGAGTCAGTTTGCGATTTTTAAATGGGTCACGCCATAGACGATTCGTATCGAAACCACTTTGAACCAATGTTGCATGATTGAGTTCTTGTCCATCTACTGCTTCTATGAACTCGACGGACAGATGACTATTGACCTCAAGGAAATTTTTCCGACGATCTTCTCTTCGCTTTAGATTAATAACATACTTTTTCATCTGAATTTTGGTCCTTCGATCCATGATACTAACGACTTGCGTGTGCCTTTTGTAACCTCAGTCACTCGATGTCTTAAAAAAGAGGGGAACACAAAGATGCTTCCTTTCTGTCGGATGCCTTGTGGTTGAATGTATTGTGGATCAATCTCAAAGTCACCGCCTTCATAATCATCTGAATCAGAGAGTTGTATAATGACACTGATCTTGCGATCAGTTGTTCTTGGATTTGCCCAAAAGGTATCAAAGTGCCAATCATACTTACCCAAGTCTTGTGCATTATATATGGTGTATTGAATGTCCCGAATAAGAGTGATATCAAATCCGAAAGCATTACGGTTTGCTTCTTCAGCATAGTTCCATATCAAATCAGCAATGAAGCGACTGTTTGGATCGTTACGATCTACCCATCTCACTTCACTGCGTCGAACTTGATTGTCAGTATTATCCCCACCAAATCCCAGATTGGCATCTTGTGGTTCGTAATATTCACATTCTGTAATAATCTTGTGGATAGTGGGGTCATCTAAGACCCCACCCCACAATTGCCACATTTCATTCATGATTTAGTGTTGATGTACCTTTGCTTTCAATTCTTCAATTTGTGCTTGCTGATCTTTAATTGCTTCGATCAACAGTGGAACAATGTAATCATACTTAACTGTCAAGTAATCAAGTTTAGGATCAAAATTGTCGTTAATTGGTGCGTCTTGAATTACTTCTGGAAGCACTGCTTGTACTTCTTGTGCAATTACACCTACTTGACGACTATCATCATCGTATCCAAGTTCTTTTGCTGTCTCGTTCTCATAGAAGTAGACACCATTTAATGATAACACTTTATCAAGTGCATTGTCAATGTTTCCTTCCACATCCTTGAGTCGAGCATCTGAGTAGTATGCAACGATAGAGTTTGTGGCACGAATTTGACCTGCCGTTCCAGAAGCACCAGTACCTACGCCCAAGGAGTTAACTTGTGCGTTAGAGTTGGTTGTGAAACCACCTGCGGGTCCTTGAGGTCCAGTTGGTCCAGTTGGTCCAGTAGCACCAGTTTGACCCTTCTGACCCTTAGCACCTTGTGGTCCTTGAGCACCTTGAGGTCCGGTTGGTCCGGTTGCACCAGTTTGACCTTTTTGACCCTTAGCACCTTGTGGTCCTTGAGCACCTTGAGGTCCAGTAGGTCCAGTAGGTCCAGTAGGTCCAGTTGCACCAGTACCACCTTGAGCACCAGTTTGACCTTTTTGTCCCTTAGCACCTTGAGGTCCGGTTGGTCCGGTTGGTCCGGTTGCACCTTGTGGTCCGGTTGATCCGGTTGGTCCTTGAGCACCAACCTCACCTTTCTGACCCTTAGAACCTTGTGGACCTTGAGCACCTTGTGGTCCTTGAGCACCAACTTCGCCCTTCTGTCCCTTAGCACCTTGTGGTCCTTGAGCACCAACTTCGCCTTTTTGACCTTTAGAACCTTGTGGTCCTTGAGCACCAACCTCACCTTTCTGACCCTTAGAACCTTGTGGTCCTACGAGTGCCAAGTTAGCAACAGTTGCCTTACGAGTTACACCCGCATCAATATCGTAGTAAGCAACAAAGTCACCAGAAGCAGTTGATGTGCTTGTAGTGATATCGTTGATATCAAGGTTGATAGTACGAGATGTTGATAAATCGCCACCTCCAGAAAGACCTGCACCTGCTGTGATGGTTGTTGCTTTGTCTGCTTTGTTACCCAAGTTAGTAGTAACAGTTGTACTGAAGTTTGCATCATCACCAAGTGCCGCAGCAAGTTCATTCAGTGTATCTAGTGTTCCCGGAGCACTATCTACTAATGCCGCAACTTCGCTATCAACATAACCTCTAATCGCAGTGTTCGATGCCAAGAGATTTGACTCTACTTGTGCTATCTTATTGAGATTTGCTGTTGTGAGAGCACGAATTGCGGTGTTAGTGCTAGTAATCGCTGACCACTGATTACTATCTACGGTTTGAAGCGCACTGATATCACTATCGTTAGATGTGACTAAAGCACGAATCGCAGTGTTTGTTGATAACAAGTTAGATTCTACTTGTGATATCTTATTAGCATTCGTCGTTGTGATAGAACGAATAGCGGTATTAGTTGAAGTAATCGCTGACCACTGATTACCGTCTACTGTTTGAAGCGCACTGATATCATTATCGTTGGATGTGACTAAAGCACGAATAGCAGTGTTAGTTGCTTGGATGTCAGAGAATGCTTGATTTACATTCGCAGTTACCACAGCATGCAATGCTTGAGTGTTTGCCACACTCATCAAATTACTGAAGTTATCATGCAACCCACTATTAACCAAATGTATGTGACCATTTGAGTTGATGATTTCGTTGCCGTTAATCGTCAACTCAGATAAAGTGACAGGAGATGCTTGGTCTAATGAATCGACAACTTTAAGACTACCACCATCATCCTTCAAGAATACATCACCAAGGCGGAGAGTATCACCAGACAGATATAAGTCACGGAATGCTCGTGTTTGACTACCTAAGTCAATTGAAACATTACTTGAAGGAATCAGTGCAGAAGAAACTTCACCAGACGAGTTGAATGATGCAATCCGTGGTTCTGTGTTTGCAATGTAAGATGATACTAACGCACGAATAGCAGTGTTAGTTGACTGAATGTCAGCGAATGATTGTGTTACATTTGCTGTTACTGCTGTATGTAATGCTTGGGTGTTTGCCACCTGCATACGATCATTCAAAGCAGCATCGTCTTCACCGACGACAAATCCGCCTTGCGTTGATCCATCATGCAAACGCAGTTGTTTTAGAGTAGTATCGACGGTTACTTCTCCGACCGCACCAGTAAAGGCATTCTGTTCGGCAGTAGTCCCTCGTCTTAATTGAAGGGTAGTTGGCATTTTTGTTCTCCCAAAAGTTTAAATTATGCGACGAAACCCATGTCGAGATTGTTAGGTGCGTTTGCACTATTTAGATCAAGTGTGCCTACGTCATCATTCTGTAGGTCTAAGTCACCGTCTGCGCCAAATGGTGCATCGCGGTCAGACATAATAACACTTCGTTTTACTGCGACGACTTGCTCTTGATATGCCCCTGCGTCAGGAGTATATCTCAAACGAACATTGTCACCGAGAGTATCTGCATCGAATGATCCCAAAGTATCAATCACAGCAGTTGTAATCTTGCCGAATTCTACAATGAACGCAGTATTCGTTGTATGTACAACATGAAGTTGTGACATTTGAATACCGTCGATGTTAACTACTTGAGCAAAATACTGTGCGCTACGGAAATCATCCTTAGCAAATGTATCAACAGTAATCGTCGAATAGTCTGTAGTATTAGCAGTAATTTCGGAACCACCTTGGTTCTCAAAACTTAAAGTTCCACTTCCATCAGTGACAATGAATTGTCCACTATCTCCACCAGTAGTTGGGAATGTATATGGATTGGTGTTTCCAACCGTAAGAGTTCCAACAGAAAGTGATGATGTGTTCGATCCGATTTCAATGATATTAGAACCATCGGAAGAAAATATTTTATTGTCTCTTAAATTAAGAGCAATCTCTCCAGTGGCAAGATCGGAAGTAGTGGGTGCTTTACCTTGGACGGTAGAGCGTTTGATTTTAACGACTGATCCCATGTCCTATTTCCTTATAGTGGTTGGTCTTCAACAATGCCATATCGTTTAACAGACACTTGCTGTTCTTGATATGCACCGTTAGCAGGTATAAACTTCAATCGAACATTGTCTCCAACTACATCTACATCAAATTCTCCCATTGTAGGAATTGCGGCAGTCGTTACTTTACCAAACTCAACAACGAATGCTGTGTTGTCGGTATGAACTAACTGCAACTGAGACATTTGAATGCCATCAATAGACACGACTTGCGTGAAATATTGAGCACTTCGGAATGATGTTTTGTTGAAAGTGTCGATTACTTTGGCAGTGCTTCCTTGAGTATTGGCAAATTGCTCAATACCTCCTTGATCGGCAAAAACTATATCGCCATTACCTGCCACGGTAAGAATTTGACCTGCATTCCCATCTTCTAGAGGGAGTAAATATGGATTAGTGTTACCAACTAAAACTGTGCCAGAAGTACGAGATACGCTGTTTGATGTGGGTTCAATAATACTTGACCCATCTGAGGAGAATATTTTGCCATCTTTTAGATTGATAGCAATCTCTCCAGTTGATAATTCTGAAGTAGTAGGTGCTTTCCCCTGAGTAGAGGAACGCTTAATTTTGATAACGGATGCCATATCTATGGTCCTCTTTAAAATCTATATAGATTTAACGGTTAAAGGGGAGCATTGCTCCCCCCAACCTTTAGGCATTACTTAGTATGAACCACCGTCGATGGTTGCTTCAATGGTTGCTTGCGTGTAACCTGTCGCTGTT